CCGCAAAAGTCGCAACCATTGCCGCAACGGCATGGGCATGGGCTTTGAATATTGGTATATGGCCATTGACTTTAATAGCCATTGGCATAGCCGCAACTATTGCGCTAATTACTGTTATTATAAAAAAATGGGATGATTGGGGAGCGGCTTTGACCTTATTCATGGGGCCATTGGGCATGGTTATTTCTTTAATTCAATCGTTTAGAAGAAACTGGGAGATGATAGGCGAAGCATTCAGATCGGATGGCTTTGTGTCAGGTATTTTGGCAATAGGTAAAACTATTGTAGATGCTTTGCTAATGCCTATTCAGCAACTTTTAGAACTCGTAGGAAAGTTCACAGGAATGAGTTTTGTCAATGATGCCGCAAAATCTATTGAAACTTTACGCATGAAAATGGGTGTATCAATGGAGCGCATGGACGGGCAAGCGGTTGCGGCGGATGGTGTAGCCGCTGGAGTTGCACCAATGGCCATAAATCCAAAACAAGGCATGAAGGAATATTTTAGCGAGATTTTGACACGTCAGGAGCAAAACGTAACGATCGGAATAAACGATAATACAGGCAAAGCGACCGTTTCAAGTGATAATAATTTCATTCCAATCAAACTTTCATCTACTTTATCGTATTGACATGGATTTATTAATCAAAGAAAATGGCAATGGAGGGGATTTAGTGAGGCTTAAAAATGACTTATCAGTCATTGACGGGCTTCAAAATATGCCTTATTTAGCTCTTTTTGGTGGTAATTTGGGTCAAAACACACCTGTTTTGCGTGAAAAAAACGTGCAAATGTTTGATTTTTGGGCAAATTCACTGCTTTTTAGTGAAAATAAAGCCGTTCAATTCAATAGTTTGACCGAAAAAGCATTGATTTCTAATCCGTTGACTTCATTTGGTTTAAGTCAAATTCAAAACGCAGTCAATTCTGACTTAGAATTTATGAGGGCATTTTGTAAAATCAAAGTAGTGGTGGAATTGGTGTCTGATGATAGGGTGAGCATAACCATTTATGTACAAGAGCCTGAAAACGAAACTAACCTAGATTTTATATTCATTTGGGACGCTACCAAAATGGAATTGGTAGACACAACTCAAAAGGACGTAACGATCACGCCAATTTATGGCATATTTGACGAAACATTTGATTATACTTTTTCATGATAACTATTCCTAAAATATCGGAGTTATACGATTCAATCATAAATGATTTAGAAGCATCATTTGGCGGCACTATTCCAACATTTGGACGTAATTTTTTACGTGCAATGGCGGCGGTACAAGCGGCTAAACTCAAAATATACTACCTAGCAATTGCAGGTATTCAGAAAAATTTATTCGTAGATACCGCCGATTCAGAATTTTCAGGTGGTTCTTTGGAGCGTTTCGGACGTGTGAAATTAGGGCGTGACCCGTTCCCATCGACACAAGGAAGCTATGAAGTGGAAGTAACGGGACTAATTGGCGCAACCATATTAGCGTCAACAACTTTCAAAAGTGATGACACGGCTTCAAACGCTGGTAAGCTGTATATTTTGGATGACGAATATACACTAGTTGCAACTACTGACACTATTACTATTCGAGCTTTGGAAGGTGGAATAGATTCTAAGTTATCTGTCACAGATACATTAACAGCAACTAGTCCAATTGCCAATGTGTCATCAAATGTCGAGGTAACTAGTGAAACTATTGAGCCGCTAGACGCAGAAGATTTGGAAGTTTACAGACAATTGATAATTGATTCATACAGGATCGAAAGTCAAGGGGGTGCAAGTGGTGATTATATCCTTTGGGCTACTGATGCGCAAGGGGTCGCACGTGTGTACCCATATGCCAATAGCGGCGAAGCGAATACAATTGATATTTATGTAGAGGCTACAATAGCGGATAGTACCGACGGTAAAGGTACGCCGTCAAGTGGTTTATTGGATGATGTCGAGGAGGTCGTAGAGCTTGACCCCGACACAACAAAAGATATGAATGAAAGGGGTCGTAGACCTTTAGGAGTTTTCCAAATAAACTATTTACCTGTGGTGGTTAAGGATGTTGAAATTGAAATTATAGGATTTGTAGATTTGACGGCTGGCAAACAAGCATTGATTTTAGATTCAATTACTTTGGTTGTAGAATCCGTGAGACCGTTTATTAGTGGCGTTGATTTGATTGACGAGCGCAATGACACTTTGGACAAAAACAAAATCATAGCGGCTATTTTGAAAGTAGTTCCAACGGCTACATTTACTTCAATTACATTGATAGTTGATTCAGTTGATTTGGAGACATACACTTTTTTAAATGGTGACATTCCATTTTTAGACTCAATCACATATTCATGAGTTTAGCGAAGATAGATAGTTTGACAAGGCAGTTATACCCGAATGGTCGGGCGTTCAAAATCCCTTTTGGTGGATTCTTTGAAAAAATGATCAATGGATTAAACCAAAGCGAGGCACGTGTATATAGTGATTTGATTGGTGTAACCGATCAACTATTTACCGACTCGCCAACGTTTAGCGATATTGATGCTGCAAGGTGGTTTGATTTGTTGGGCATAAATGAAAATGATTCACTAACTTTAGAACAAAAAAAGCAGATCATATTTAGAAAAGTGTCATTCACGAATGACATTAGAGCAAGACAGTCGTATCTATATTTAGAGCGTGAATTGCAATTAGCTGGCTTTGATGTATATGTTTTTGAGAATAGATTTGATGATGGGATGGGTGGTTTGGAAACTCGAACACCTTTAGAAGTAAGTGGAATAAGTGGTGATGTTTTTCAATTAGGCGACGAACAACTAGGAGACTTTCAACTAGGCGGAGCATCATCCGATTTGGTGGCAAATCATGTGCGTGCTAGTGAGGATTCTAATTTTGATGTAGGATCAAATTTGCGATCTACTTTTTTTATTGGAGGTACACCCGTCGGGCAATTTGCAGATGTCGAAGCAAGTCGAGAACTAGAATTTAGAGAATTGATTTTGAAAATTAAACCACTTCAAACTATTGCGTATTTATTTTGTAGATTTGTGTAATGAAATATATAAAATTAACAAGAGGGTATCACGCCGTTGTCGATGACTTTGTATTTGAATCAATAAACAAGCATAAATGGCATGCGAATGTGAATAAAAATTTAGTGTACGCTCGTCGGGCTGTAAAAGAAAGTATTGTGCACAATGGTAAAAAATACCACAGGATCATTATTATACAAATGCACAGAGAAATAGCTAGTTGTTATGATGATAATAAAGTTGTTGATCACATAGACAACAATGGATTAAATAATCAAAAAGAAAACCTGAGGATATGTACACAAAAGGAAAATCTAAGAAATAGAAGAAAGATAAAACCAAGTAAAAGTAAACACAAAGGTGTTTCTAAAAAAAGTACTTCTATGCAATATAGGGCGACAATATCAATTGATAATAAACACATTCATTTAGGGCAATATTCTTCAGAAGAAGAAGCGGCATTTGCTTATAATGTTGCATCAAAAAAATATCATCGTGAATTTGGTAGTCCAAACGATGTAGAAGAAGTTGAGCTTAAAAAAAAGAGTTTTAGAAAGCCACTAAATAGCAGCTCAAAATATAACGGTGTCTGTAAAACCAAAAATAGTAAATGGCAAGCCTCAGTAGTGAGTGAGGGGAAAGTTAAGTATTTAGGTCTTTTTGAAATAGAATCTGACGCAGCCCATGCTTATAATAATTATGTCATGAGTGATAACAGTAATAATTTGCGTGAATTAAACGTTATTGACATTGAGTATAAAAATAGTTTGGTTATATGGAATAAGACATCTCCTTATAAAGGAATAATTTGGTGCAATCATCATAAAAAATGGTCTGTAAGAAAAACTATTGAAGGAAAAAGGGTAAGTTTAGGTTATTTTAAAAAAATAGAAGAGGCACATGATAAATTAATTAATTATGGCAAGAAAATTAAGTAATAAAACGAATGTAACTGCACCCGACGCAACATATCCGTACGGTAAAGTCAAAGATAATCCTGGGGATAACACAGGAACGCCTGTAAATGAAGCGTTACTAGGTGATATGACACAATTCTTTGAAAAGCTAATGGCAGCAACAGCGACGGCTTTTAATAACCAGCCCGAAAACGATGTTTCAGGATTTCAGTTTTATACGGCTTTGGTTGCGGCTATACGTGCAACAAGCGCAAGCGAAACGCAACATGGTACAGTAGAAAGGGCTACACAAGAGGAACTAAATGCGCTTACTGATACGGCTAGGTATATCACTCCTGCTTTGATCGCTGGGTCTACTGGCATAATTGATACGGCGGCTATTCAGGACGAAGCAGTTACCGTTTCTAAACGTGCAACTGATTCCGTAAACTCTGACAAGATAGAATCATTTGCTGTAATTGCCGCTAAAATGGCAGATGACAGTATTGATTCACGAATGTACATTGACGGGTCTATTGATGACGAACATTTAGCTGCAAAAAGGGTAAAAATACCAGATGCAGGAGATCAGTTGTCTATGATTTCGTTAGAGTCTGCTGTATGGAATATGGATACGACATCTTTTGTTAGAATATCATTTCCGTCTGGAGTTACAATATCTAATTTAGTAGGGATTTTTGGATTCATAAAAAGTGCTACACTTCTTTCAACTATTGGAGGGTATAATGTTTCAACAACAAATGTAGACGTAGCGTTTGAAGTGATGAATAATTCACAGGGAATCACTATTGTTAGAAAGGCTGGCGGTCATTTTGATAGCCCTATATACAACAACGTAACCGCTGTGGTTACTATCGTTTACATAACATAAATGAAACTAAACATCGACAATAGCGAAGTGGTTCAAT